GGGAGATCAGTGCAATGCATCTCGGGGACGACATCATGGTGGTACACGTTGGAAGTATTTTCGAAGAGTGCCACACCGTTAATGTAGAGGGAGGAACTGGAGAATCCACATGCATCAGCCCAACCTTGACCAGTCGCATGCGCAGAAACGAGGTGGAGAGACTTCACTGGGTGGTTAAAGTAGCTGAGGTCAATGTCCGTATCGGTGTTAGAGGCGAGTTGATGCTGTGTCTGGGTGATGAGAAGTTCGTGTTCTGTATCAGTGAAGTACTTGCGTTCATCTGTGTCTAAGTAGACGTAGTTACCATACACCTTGGGAGTATCGCTAGGGGTAAAACCGTCACGACACTTGATGCGAATCTCGACATCGTGGTACTGTAGGGCTACGAGGGGGAGTGCCTTGGTCCAGTCCTCACCAAAGAAGAAAGGGATCATATAGTGGTTACCAGTGTGGTTTTCCTTACGGACAGCCGTGGTGACAGCGAAAGACGCCTTGGAAGTTGTGTCGCGCATCAGGGGGTTGTGGACACCTTGAATGTAGAGAGAATCCAATTGAGACACCTTCTGTCCACCGATCCACAAAGAGAATTCAGTGGGGCTGGCGGCGTTGTTAGAGAATAGACCAGTGGTGTTTTCTAGAGCTTTGGCAATACCAGTGGCCTCAATCCAGATGTAGCTCATGAGATCACCCTTGGAGCGGATGGGGATGGCGACCTCGTTGTTGGAGCCAAAAGTACCGATGTAATCCATACGCTCAGGCTTCATGGCGAAGTTGGTATAGCGTTTGTAATTCTGACGGAAGAAGCTGACTTGAGGTTCACCCGTGATGTATACATCCTGGGCACCCACCGATACGAGCTCGATTAAAGCAGCAGACATTTATTAATAAATGATATTAAAATTTTGGCTCATTATAAACATATGGTGGTATTCCAAGCTTTGACTTGGGAGGCGAGAGACACGGATGACGAACATCTTATCAGTATCTTGGGCAAAACTGAGAATGGTAAATCTGTTTGTCTGACGACCGTTTTTGAGCCCTATTTTTTTATAAAGCTCCCGGGGGGAACAACTGATCAGGACGTTCGAGTATTATACAATGACCTGAATAAACTCCGCCCCAATCATGTGACCAGTTACAGTGTCACAGAGAAGAAGGATGTTTGGGGATTTCAAAATAATGAAAAATTTGCTTATATGCGTCTAAACTTCAAAACCCTAGCGGACCGGAGAAAGGTCAATTCTGTTTTCGCTTACAATCGGGAATACATGAAGTATCACGTGTACGAGTCAAACCTTGATCCTGTCCTGAGGATGATGCATCGTACAGGTATTCAATCCACGGGCTGGCTTGATACTGGAAGTGTCTGTATCCGTTCACATCTCGCAAAAGTTGATATTGATCTCTGGTGCAACGACTGGAGGACCCTAAAACCTGTGGAACGTGATGACATTGCACCTTTCGTGGTGGCTTCATTCGATATTGAATGTAACAGTTCAACTGGTAAGTTTCCAGATGCGGATGTTCCCGGTGATGCCTGTTTTCAGATTGCCATTTCACTTTGTAAATTTGGAAATGATGAACCCTATGAGAAGACTTGTCTCTGTTACAAGAAAACAGATGGCCCGGACGTTGTGAGTTTCGATACTGAAAGGGAAATGTTAGAGGCTTTTCAGAAGTACATTCAGGAAAAGGATGTAGATATTCTCACTGGATGGAATATTTTTGGCTTTGATCTTGAATATATTTTCAAGCGGGCTCTTCTGACAGATTGCAACGAAGAATTTTTCAATTTGGGAAAACTCCATGATCCACCTAGTCAGCTCTTACTAAAAAAGTTGAGTTCGAGTGCGTTGGGTGACAATTTCCTTAAACTTCTTCCTATGACTGGGCGATTCATCTTCGATATGTTCCATGAAGTGAAGAAGGGGTACAAACTGGATTCGTATAGCCTGAATAATGTCTCAAAGTTATACCTCGATGACCAAAAGATTGATATGTCACCAAAAGAGATGTTTGCTCGTTACACCGAAGGCGACCCTGCAAAACTGGCTGAAGTTGCGGAGTATTGCATCAAGGATACCCTCCTTCCCCACAAACTTTTGAAAAAGTTATGTACTCTCCTAAACCTGTTGGAGATGGCGAAGGCGACATGGGTTCCCTTATGTTTCCTGGTTGAGCGTGGCCAGCAGATTAAAGTGTTCAGTCAACTCACGAAAAAGGCCCGAGAGTTGGGATACATGGTTCCGACGATTAAGTATGGTTCTCTTCCTGAAGAACCATACGAAGGTGCGACGGTTCTGGATGCACAGAAAGGTGCGTATTATACACCAATCACAGCCCTAGATTTTGAAGCTCTGTATCCATCAATTATGATGGCACACAATCTCTGTTATTCGACATACGTGATGGATGAGAGACGCTACGGGAATATACCTGGGGTGACTTATGAATCATTCAATATTGGTGAGAAGACTTATAAGTTTGCCCAAGATGTACCTAGTCTCTTACCAGCGATTCTAGCGGAGCTCAAACAGTTTCGTAAAAAGGCGAAGAGGGATATGGCTGCGGCGACGGGTTCTATGAAGGAGGTGTACAATGGTAAGCAGTTGGCCTACAAAGTCTCGATGAACTCCGTCTATGGTTTTACAGGGGCAGGGAAAGGTATTCTTCCATGTGTACCAATCGCATCCACAACAACGTGTAGAGGTCGTGGTATGATTGAGGAGACGAAGACCTATGTGGAGGCGAATTTCCCCGGGGCGAAGGTAAGGTATGGGGACACGGATTCGGTGATGGTAGAGTTTGATGTGGGTGGTCGCACAGGTGAAGAGGCTGTCAAGTACAGTTGGGAAATTGGTGAGCGGGCGGCAGAGGAGTGTAGCGCCCTCTTCAAGAAACCAAATAACTTGGAACTCGAGAAGGTCTATTGGCCGTATTTCCTGTACTCGAAGAAGAGGTATGCCGCCAAGCTTTGGACAAAGGGGAAGGATGACCAAATGCATATGGACTACATAGACATCAAAGGACTCCAGGTTGTTCGTAGAGACAATACACCCCATGTGAGAGAAGTGTGTAAAGAGTTACTGGATGTTATTCTCACATCCAGTGATCGAGGACCACCCATGGAGTTGGCAAAGGAAAGGGCGATTGAACTCTTATCAGGTGATATACCCAATGGAAAGTTAATATTGAGTCAGGGTTTATCAGATAGTTACAAAGTGAATGGTGAACCAGTTTCTATTACAAGTTCTCAAATTGACGATATAAATCAAGCTCATGTACAAGTAGTTCGTAAAATGCGTGAGAGGAAGCCTGGTTCGGAGCCACAGTCTGGTGATCGTGTGCCGTATATATTGACAAAGACTGACAACCCCAAGGCGAAAGCCTTTGAAAAGTCCGAAGATCCCAAATATGTAGAAGAGCACAATATCCCAGTAGATTACCTCTATTACTTCGAAAACAAGTTCCTCAACCCCGTATGTGACCTTCTTGACCCATTATTCGATAATGTCAAACAGGATATTTTCGGTGAAATCCTGGAGCAACACAAACCAAAGAAGATAAAAACTGGTCCCGCTCTCAGTACGATGAAAAAGGAGCAACTTATTGAAGAGTGTAAAAAATTGGGGTTGGACGATTCTGGGAAGGTTGCAGATTTGCGAGAAAGGATTAAAGGTGCTCGATCAGAATCAATTGAAGACCTATTTAAAAAATACGAGCAAAATACTAATAAGGTATGAGCGTCTCCGATAGGATCATGGACATTTTTGATGAGGAATTAAATGAGCGTCTCGTTTCGATGATGAATGAATACATTGATATCATATCCAAGAAACATGGTATCTCTATGGATCTCCTTTTGAAAGATATTCCAGAAACATTCTCGGGAACAATTTGTAAGGGAACAAAGGTGGATGGAAGGCGTTGCACTTTCAGGGGTATTCACAGTGGTTACTGCAGACATCATGCAGCGCAAGCAAATCGTTTGAAACATATGTCAATTTCTAGGAGTCATAGCCATAATCATGGTCCCGAACGAATGTATGTTAGGGGATGTCCGGGATGTGAATTAACAAATGAGCTTATAGATTTGGGTACAATGATTGGTAATGAGTAAAACTGACATCCTACTAACATCCATAAATAATTTTTACAATGAAGAAGGAAACAGAACTAAATTAGTGAATATTTTAGACAAGTCGAGTGGCATCTCGTTACGAAATTTGGAATGGTTCATTACAAACTATGCGAAGAAGAATCACACATCTTTCAAAACCCGCGATGGAAAACTATTCACAGTCCATTGTGCCTATAAATCAAGTCTCGATGGCTATAGTAAAAAACTTTTTGACCCATTTTGTCGGTCCGAAAAGTTTGCATACACAGTTCCTGGAACATATCATGAAATTCATACAACGCTCGCGCAGTTGAATTTCATCAAATGGTGTATCAAGAATAATATCATCGAGTATATTAGTACCAATAAATCTTCGTTATTTAATAAGCAACCGACATAAATCCACCTTCAAATATGAAGGTTTGATATCCCGTGTAGTACATATTTAGAGAGTACGTTTTTAAAGACACATCCACTTCCGTCGTATCTAGTTTCACTTCTATATTTGTTTTATCTGACTGTATCTGACTAAAATCCAAGTTCCCCGATGGTTCCACATTGATCGGATTCATCGAGAAACTATACGTGTATACATTCCGGATTGGCCTGGCAAGACGATTTCTAATTGGAATGAGATACTTGTAATAATTATGATTTGTTTTTGTCACATTTGGAAGACGGTTACCATTGATATAGAAACTCGCAGACTCCATTATAGGATCGAAAAATGTCGTTTGATCATCAAAGCTTACATTTGAAGAAAAATTAAAACGATTTTGAAATAACATCTGTTCATTTACACTCGATGCACCAATCGCATCACCCTCAACTTCAAAGTCTGTGTTTCGTAGGAACCAATGAAAACACTTCACTGGAATATTTGGTACAAGATTATTCACGATTGTAGAAACACCAAGATCACTGACACTAGATGGATGTTTTCGTACAAGGTCCGTCACAAGAGTTTGTTTATCGGTTACCAGGTAATTCCTTTCTTCGGGACTGACACTGATCTCTTCAGTAACGATATTGAAAGATTGGAGAGACACTGTTCCACTAAAGTTTGTGAAAAATGTTTGTTCATGAAACTCTAATTCGAATTCAATATTTTGACGGTGAATTGCACACACAGGGAAATAAGGGCGATTTGGTTTATTTGAAGAATATTCATCACTGGCATACTTCCTCGAAAAGAAGAAGTGGAGAGGAATGACTAGATCCGAACTCAAACGTG